CGCGGAGTGTTAAGAAACTCCTATAAACGATATTCGGGAAACCCCTAGGACGCATAAGACGAACCTGCATAAAGCCCCGCAGGAACGAATAAAAGAGTGTTTTTTAAAAACCTATAAGCAACCCCGACGGGATTGTACGAAGTGGAATCATTTCATCCACGAAGAAGATTTCCGCGTAGTCACGCCACTACTAATGGAACGGAGGATCCAAACAACGGAAAAGACCTAACCCAATCAGAATCCAGAAACAACAAAAGAGATTAACTAAGAAACCAGAATTGGCGGATTGAAGAAATTGTAATAAGCATTCTTGTCCCTAGCAAACTTAGACAAGGCATAAGCCAAACCATACGGAGGCCGATCCATCCGATAGTATTGCTGAGCAGCCTTGCATGCCTCATCAAGATATATCCCATTCTGATAATGTCGCAAGTCGCTCGCCAACGACTGCCAACGCTCTGACAGAAGATCAGAGTGATTAGAAATCTGCACAGGAGTCAACGCAGACTGTGACCGAGCCCACATATCAGCAACAAAGACCCATCGCCCACCAACCTTAATCCTGAATTCCTTGTTCATGTACCGTACTGAGGAAGTAAAGAACTTTGCCGAAAGATTGAAATTGACTGCCATTTTTTCTATCACGACCTCTGCACTCAAGGGTCGTCGCACCTCCAGATCAAAATCATCACCCTTGATGTCGGCAACAACTATGTCACCACGTTGAATACCCGTAGATTTGATCACAGCAGCCAGATTAACAATTCCGTTGCGCAACAACGTTTTAAAAATGCCTGATACACCACCCAATGTGATCCACAACACAACGCCGAAAGCCATACTCAATGCTTTCTTTACCCCATGCGTCTGTTGCCAAACTTTGATGGTTCGTTCATCCAGCCCGTGTCGCCTATAGAATTCCACATCTACACGCAGAGGTACTTGATCCTGAGCCCTATCGAAGCACTTCACATCAGCGGCATACGAATAGGTAGCACCACACGAACGCCTCCGAGGTTCCTGGGCATTATACCATGCCTCGTGATCTTCAGGAGACCGCTGACTGTTCAAGCTTATTTCATCAAGCAAACATTCATCTACACACCTCTTGAACCGTTTAGTCATAGACGAATAATACGCGTTCATCATACCACTCTCACTAAACAATATGGTTTGGGGATGATCAACCTTTGTTTCGCTATTCTCATCACGCGAAGCTTTCACCTTTCCTTTCGCCATGAACATCCATTTCGTCAAATCGACTTCACCTAGAACGAAAATCTCGGTCAGCATTCTTTTTGCCTTGGCTTCGTCAACATTAATCAAGAACTCATCGAGGTCCGGCAAGTTGGGTTCCCACATGCCTTTCTCCAGATGCTTCCTAACTATCTCTTGCCATTCTGGTTTGTAGCACACGTCAAAGACAGTCTGCACAGTCTCAACCGGAAAAGAGAACAAGTCGACAGAACCCCTATTATCCGGCACACCAATATTCCTCTTGAAGCTGGCACCCAACAGGCTAGCTTGACTCGGGACTCGCACGCCTTCGACACCCATATCAACCTTCGGTAGACGTACGTACCGCGGTTTGGGCAGCCCACGCTTGCCATTGTTTATCGCCAAA